AGCTATCAGATGCTCATTTACTGCGAGAATAAGCTGGACAAATGGCAATGGGCGGCCCTGCAGCGCATTGTGGAGGCCGCTAAGATAAGGGCCAGGGCTGTGACGGCCTGGCGCATTGAGGGGACTCTGAGAGAGTTTCCGAAGTTCCCCGCGGTCAACCTATGGTTTGATTATCCCTGCCATAGGGTGGACGGTGTGGGCATTCTGAACGATATACAGCCGGAGGCTGACGGGGCATCATGGCAAAAAAACTTCAAGAAAAAACGGACACCTGAGCAGGCTAAAAAGGACCGCATGCAGAGCCTGGAAGAGCAGTATGAGTCCCTTAAAAGTTTCAATGAGGATGGAAAAGTAACTGTGAAAGAACTGGCGGAGAGTATGGGGACAACCGAAAAAACAGTTCGGAACCGTATAAAAGAGCATGGCGGATTCTGGATCGATGAAGGAAATGTGGGTAAGAAGTAAAGGGAAAAATACGGATGGAAAGGGTTTCCCTCATAAGGAAAAACTCGAATGGAAACAATTTCCCTCATAAGGAAAAATACGATAGTTTCCCTTTTCCCTATCAAAGTGAAAAACACGAAATTTACCGATAAATTCCCTTTGAGGGAAAAAGTCGAGAAAATACCGAGTTTTTCCGAGGGAAGGAAAATGTACCCCCTTACAGGGGGTAATATATACATTTCCCTGACGGTCAAAGGGGGAAAGAAAGGCGGGCTTAAGCGCTGCCCGCCGTCCTTCCTTCCCCTGTCCTTTGACAGAAGAGATTTTCACAACAAACAAGCTGTTTTGCACTTTAAAGAGGTGAAGCTATGATGATTGATTTTTTTATGCCGATGGAACCACCCACCTGTACCCATCAGGAGAAGCAGGTGCATGTGGTAAACGGGAAGCCGGTATTCTATGAGCCAGCAGAATTGAAAGCAGCCAGGGCGAAGCTGAGGGCACACATGTCAAGGCATGTGCCTGAGGAACCGGCACAGGGTGCGCTCCGTTTGACGACTTGGTGGTGCTTTCCTCTCCAGGGCAGCCACTGGGATGGTGAGTATAAAACCAGTAAGCCAGATACAGATAACCTGGTTAAACTGCTTAAGGATGTTATGACAGACCTGGGATTTTGGCGGGATGATGCCCAAGTGGCCAGTGAGGTAATCTGTAAGTACTGGGCAGCGCGGCCAGGAATCTATATGAGGCTGGAAAGCCTATGACTTTGGATGATGTGATGATTCTGACAGACCAGCAGGTACAGGGTATTTACAATGATGTCTATAATGGGTTCTGGCGCCAATATAAGAATCCCCCCAACTGGAAATCACCTGAATGGGAGGATGTGGTGCAACGGGAGAAGATGCTGCGGGAACGGTATCAATCCTGCCCACTGGTATTGCACATGCTCCAGGACCTGATGGACCAGCTGGAGGCCAGAAGTAAAAGGAGGAACGATGGTGGCTAAAGAAAAAAAACAGCCCGAATCCCCGGTCTATATCTGCAGTGAGTGCGGCAGGGAAATAAACGGGGACCATGTGTATATCAAGACAAGGCGGCGAACGGAGCTTCACATACATTTTGGATGCATGCCGGGAGAGCGTAATAGGAACGTGATATCATAAATCGTTATTTTGAAAACCAAGGAAGGAGGCCGGGCTATCCGGAGGAAAGGAGCATAGATGGAACAATTAAAACCTTGTCCATTTTGTGGAAATGAATTCCCGACATTGACGAAATGCTATGGGAACATATACATAGTAGCTTGCCCACAATGCCAAACATATTTTGGTTGTGACTGCACAGCGGGGCATGATAGAAGTAAAGAAGAAACAATAGCACGGTGGAATAGTCGTGTAAATTAGGATTTTCGGGGGAACCGGAGAAAGGAGCCTGGATGGAAAGAGATTTTGAAAAAGACATCATAGAGCTGGATGCTGCAATAAAGTCCAACGCGGAACGGGATAATACTTTTACGTTGTCGGTACTGCAACGGGTGAAGGCAATCATGCTGCAACAGAAAGAAAAGCTGAAAGCCTATGAGGATACCGGCCTGACGCCAGGAGAAGTCCAATATTTAAAAGACAAAAGTGAGCCGAAAATGGTGGTGTGGACACCGGCATATCAATCATATTATTCCGCTGGTGATGAGGCAGAGTGCTTCTGTCCGGTATGCGATTCGGATGTGGTTGAGGATGATGATTATTTTTGTCCAACTTGTGGCCAGGCATTGAAATATCATGATGAACCAGAAAATTAGTCCAGCATTTTGGCCGTCAGCCCATTTCACTCTCTATTCTAACAGCTTTAGCAACAAGATGGATATAGACACGACTGGCTGTCGCGTACTTTACCCATAAATACATTGTAGTAGCATTTATGAAAGGAAAAAATTATGAGAATAAAGATGGCAGAAATCATTATTGAGGGTGATGGGGCAGATTTGATGGACTTGGAACAGCGCATTGTTTCGGAACTTGAAAATGGGGATGGCAAAAGAAAGTATGAAACTCATGTGAAGCGATATCGCACTAAAAGAGGATTTATTACAAAGGGGAAAATCAAGGTGTTTGGTGTAAATTAGCAATTTTCTGAAAGAGTGAGGGCGGAGTAAAATGCTTGATTTGAGAATACGAGTGTTCATAAATGTGTACGAACTTAGAAGTTTTACCCTTGCTGGGAAAGCATTGTTTATGACCCAATCAGCTGTTTCTCAACATATTAAACGCTTGGAGGATGATATGGGAACGGAGTTAATAAAATTTCAGCGGACGGAAGGGAAAAAAGTTTTAATAACAAAGCATGGAGAGATTCTATATCAACATGCATCAAGAGTGCTAAATGCAGAGCATGAGGTCTTGGCGGAAATGGCAAGGATTAAAAATGCAATACCAGAATCACCTCCTCCAAAACGTATTGAACCACTTTGCAAAGATATTGACTACATAACTGGACATGAAGTAGGAAAACTCATATCTAGGATAGCTAATACTAATACGGAGCGGCGTAGGCTTATCGAGAAGGTAAGGAATAACCCGTGTATACGTAAAAAGTTATATGTGTGCGGTATAAGGAATTATATCTATTATCATGCTGATGATATAATGGCATTTTTAGATAAACTAAACTGAAATATTGAGAAGAAAGGACGGGTAAATAGATGGGAATAGCTGATGCATTTGCAAAAGAGGACAGAGTAGAAGTGACTTTTTCGAATTTTTATAAGCTGATGAAGGAGAGTACCAAGGCCGAGATTGTAATGAATGCAGTGAATTGTAATGTTCCGCACAAATACATACGTGAGATGGCCACAGGTAAGTCAGAGGCTCCAGGGCAGATACACGGGAGAGATATGGACCGAGTTGGTTTGCCGCTTAAGCCACTTATGCATGATTAGGAGGCAGGCATGAGAAAGAAAGGCAGTAAGCAGTCCAAGGTCAGCCGCATCGACCGCAGCAAGGCCCTGGCCGCCCAGGCCGACGAGGCCATCAAGGAGCGCATCCGGACGGCGCCGGCCTACATATACACCAGCCTGTGCCCGGTTCCGGAGCTGCGGGAGCCACCGAAGGGAGTGATTGTACGTGGCATCAAGACCTGTGTACTATGACTTGTATGATTGTGGCCAATACGACGGCCGGTACAGAGCAGCGGAGCTGATGGTAATGCTGGGCATCCGGCACCGGCAGCAGATAGAGCATTACAGTGATGTGGGTATCCTGTACCAAAAGCGATATACCTTTGTGAGGGTGGAGGATGGGAAGGAGTCAGAACTGGCCGATGAGTGGAACCGGGTGACGCAAGTATTGAAGGGATGCGGGCACGATTTGGGCAGGATACCGATTGTGGTAAAACGAGTATAGATAAAACAAGCCGGGGGATTACCCCGGCAAATAAAAACGAAAGAAAAGAACATATGTGCGTGAAAGAAAATAAGCGGTGGACACCTGCCAAGATGCTACCACCGCTCTGATATTGCTTGAGTATATTATAGCTTACTCAAGCATGGTGAACAAGTGGAAAATAATACCATAAATGAGGGAGGATATAATATGCAGACAGCGATTAATACAGATGTTTTTATACGGCAGGTATTAAACACATTGGTAACTCAGATGGAGATGTGGAACGAGCTCAGACGGCAGAAAGAGGTCGAGGCGGCCCTGTACATGAATTTGATGAATAAGACTATCCTGGCAGAGTCGGAGGAACGGCAGTTGCCGGCAGAGTACGTGGATGATACCCCGCGGGTGGTGGAGATGTTCCTGCAGTGTTTGAAATTGGAGAAGAGAACAGGTGCCACTATCGTGAACTACCGTGGCGAACTTAAATGCCTTTTCCAATTCCTGCGGAAGAACTACGCGGACGTGACAAGCAATGACATCAGGGCCTATCTGGCCTGGAAGCAGACGGAGCACCACAACAGGGATAACACCCTTAACAATAAGATTCACGTCTTTCAGTCATTTTACAAATGGCTCATGAATGAGGATTTGCTGGAAGATGGTGGTTGCCTCATGCGGAAACCCAAGAAGAATCCCATGGGTAAAGTCTATAAGATTAAAGAGGAGCAGCGCGTGAAGCGGGTGCTGTCGGACGAGCAGGTGGAAATCATCCGGTGTGGCTGTCGGCATGTCAGGGATAGAGCCATTGTGGAGATATTGGTGGCTACAGGGATGCGTATATCAGAGCTGGTCGGATTAGATGTTGGCGACATAGACATCAGCCGGAAACGCTGCATTATCTACGGTAAGGGACGCAAGGAACGGCCGGCCTTCTTTACTCCCAGGGCGATTGTACACTTGGAAGCATACCTGGAGTGGCGCCGGGCACTACCAGACACCAGCGCGGCGCTTTTCATAAATTTTAGAAAAACTGGAGGTGTGTATGGCAGGGTGTGCACCTGCACCATACGCAAGATGCTCAAAGAGATAGTGGCCAGTGACCCGCGGCTTGAAGGGTTAAACCTGCACCCGCATAGGTTCCGGGCGTATCTGGCTACATACATGGCCCGGCATGGGGCATCACTTAAGGACATAGCGGCGGTCCTGGGACACAGCAATGTCAATACAACCATGGAGTGTTATATCATTGAGGACCCGGAGGAGACACAGGCCGTGCATGGCAAGTGCGCGGGGTAAGGAGGAATGATTTTGACAAGAAAATTACTGGAATCATACATGCCGAATAAGCGGTTGATTGAGCGAAACAGGAATAAAATACAGGATGAGCAGATGAAAGAGATTCCTACTGTGCTGGGAAAAGTAAAGGGGTCAAGTCCTAATTTCCCATACATAGAACAGCGTTTTACAGTTATGATGGAAGAACCAGTGGAAGCTGATAAACAAGCAGAGCGTATCAAAAGATTGGGTCAGGAGATTGAACAGGCAGAGAAAGAGGTGGATGAAGTGGAGCAATTCATTTCAGCTATTAGAGATACCAGGGATAAGGAGGTTTTATCCCTTCGGTATATTGAGGGAAAGAAAGCTATTGAGGTGGCTGGAATAGTTGGGTATACAAAAGGCCGTATTTCTCAAATAGTAAAAAAATACATAAAAGATTAAACAAATTAAACCAATTAAACAAAAAGGTATGCTATAATTATAATTGAGAAAAGTGTAAGCATTCAGGCATCCAGCAATGGGTGCCTTTTATATACCCATTTTCCCGGCACCTGAAACTCAGGGTGTCCGGGGCCTCCTTTTAGGTACCAAACAGCGGGGACTTTTCTTTTTTTGAATTATGGTGTATTATGAAAGAAAATACGTGAGGAAATTTCATAAATGAAATCTTGGATAAAAGAAAATAAGAGTTGGTTATTGCCAACAGGATTACTATCTATTGTGGGTGTTCCCTTTGCTATATATTTATTATCATCAATACCGTTATTGCCTATAGGTGGAAATAATGATTGGGCCGGTTTTTGGGGAGGATATTTGGGAGCAATTATAGGAGCATTTGTTGCTATTTTTGTAATGAAAAGAACTATTGATTATGAAAGAGATATTCGACAAAGAGATGAGAAAATCCGGTTCTTAAATGAAGTATCAATGACTGTAGCAGAATTGGCAGCTAAGATTAATAAAAGCAATTGTGATTTGTTACGATTTCATCAAACGGGAGAAGAAAATTGGAATTACGAGGCAGTGTATGATTTGAGTGAGGTCTCAAAGATAGAATCAATATTACAAATAAAACTCTTGTCTCAACAAGAAAATAAGTACATTGGTGTTATTGAATTAAATAATAAAATTATAGAGATAGGGGATGCTACAGCATTACTGCATGAAGTTAATGCTCAGTCTTTTGATGAACTTAAAAGCGAAGCAGATGATGTAAGTAATAAACTATCTGAATTATTGAAAGTGACCTATATTTTTGTTATGAATAATATTGAATGATAAATTGGGATGACCGTTAGGGCATCTCTTTTTCTATGCTTAAAACAGCCAGATAGGAAGGTGAGGTGATGGCAAACAATGAAAACCTAATACGTTTAAGCCCGAGCGAAGCCCGAGAGAATGGCAGAAAAGGTGGTAAGGCATCAGGTGAGGCCCGGAGGCGAAAGGCCGCCATGAGAGATACAATGAATCGGCTTTTGACTATGAAAGTTGAGGTTGAAGGCCTGTCTGATATATTGCGTGCTGATGGGGGCGAAAGCACCTACGAGGAGATAATTACTATGGCTATGATAGAAAAGGCCATGCGCGGGGATGTGAAGGCTTTTATGGCCATCAAGGACGTGTTGGGACAGACTTCCAAATCTGAGACAGACCTGGAGGAACAGAAGATACGGATGGAGCAGCTAAAGGCTGACACAGAGCGGATGCGCAGGGAGACATCCCCGGATGAAGATGACGGTGTGGAGGTAGTGAACGATGCGCCAAAAGAAGCAGGTCAGGATATCGGAGATAGTGATACCGAAATACCTACCGATTTTTAACGATACAAAACACAAACACATCATACTGACATCAGGGCGCGCCGGCACGAAGTCCAGCTATGCAGCTGTCCGGGCTGACTATCAACTAATCAGTGATAAAAACGGCTCCGTGGTTGTCCTGCGTAAGCATCACAATAAACTGCGTAAGACGGTGTATAAAGAGATGCTGAGGGGTATCAATCGCCTGGGTGTCAAAAAGAGCGCATTCAAGATTGGGAAGTCCCCTATGGAGATAACCTATAAAAAGTATGGTACCACGATGTACTTCGCCGGCTCCGATGGTATTGACGATACAAAGGGTATCATAGACGAGGATAAGCCCATCAAGCTGGTCATCTTGGACGAGTTGACCGAGTTTTTTGATGACGGAGAAGGTGAGGACGAGTTGGCAAACATTGAGGCGACCTTTATCCGCGGGAATCAAGGTGGTTTCCAGATGATATACTTGTATAACCCTCCGAAGAATCCGAATGCACCCATCAATAAGTGGTGCCGCAAGATGGAGCAGCGTGATGACTGCATTCATATACACACAGATTACAGGGATGTACCGCCGGATTGGCTGGGACAGGACCTGATTGATTCCGCTGAGGTCATGCGCCAGGCCGACGAAAAACAGTATCGCTGGGTCTGGCTGGGACAGAGCATAGGTGTGGATGAGGTTATCTATTACATGTTCTCCGACCGACATAAGGTCAAACCAGAAAAAGGTCATTACAGGGTTATTGGTATTGGTGGCGACTACGGGCAGCAGAATGCCACCACCTTCCAGGCATTTGGCCTGGATGAATATGAGCACAGGCTTACAGGTCTGGATGAGTATTTCCATTCCGGCCGGGAATCGGGAAAACAAAAAAGCCCTTCCGTATACGCAAAGGATTTCATTACGTTCACGGACCAACTGCATGAGACGTATGCCTGCAGTTATTTTTATTTATACCTGGACCCATCAGCAACGGGACTGGCCGAGGAAATCAAAAGGGAGGCCCGTGACTGCGATTACACTATATTGACGCGGAAGGCGGAAAACGATGTAAAACCTGGTATTTCCCGCGTACAGCTGCTCCTGGTGTTTGACATGTTGACCGTATCGCCACGGCAGCAGAATGCAATTGATGAATTCGGGACCTATGAGTATGACAAGAAGTCAATCGAACGCGGGAAGGAAGAACCTGTTAAAGTGGACGACCATTGTATGGACGCTATACGTTATCTGGTCATGGGAATGTGGAGTAAATTAAAACCCTATTTACCAGCAAAAGAGTACGAGGAAACAGTCAGAAACCCATTGGACGAGGAGGATGAGGATGAATATATTTGAGTATTTCAAGAAAAAAGATATTGATACGGTTGACGCCTCATTCTATCGCAAGATTGCGGAATGGGACAGCTGGTACCGGAGTAATGTTAGAAAGTTTCATTTCTACCGCGTATATGGAGGGCAGGGGACCTGGACGAGATGCCGGCGGCACAGCCTGGGAATGGCAAAGAAGGTATGTGAGGACATGGCTGACCTGCTGCTGAATGAGCGTGTCAAGATTACCATAGGGGATGCTACGACAGATGCTTTTGTGCAGGATGTCCTGAGACAGAATAATTTCATGACCAAGGGGAATGAATACCAGGAACGCAAGGCGGCCAAAGGAACGGTTGCGTATGTGCCCTATCTGGCTGACGCGGAGGTGGATGACCAGGGGAACATCCTGAATGGTATAGTGAAAATTAACTATCTGGAGGCACCGAACATCTTTCCGTTATCCTGGGAGAATGGGAAAGTGATGGAGTGTGCTTTTGTATTCCCAAAGACCTGCCGGAGAAAGAAATACGCACAGATTCAATTCCATCGTTTGGAAGATGGCTTTTATGTGATTGAGAATACTGTGGTGGAGTGCACGACCGGAGCAGGAAAGGAGCTTACAAAAGATGAATGGTCACAGCTCCCGGTGTTTTCTGGCCTCGCTGAACGGATAGAGACGGGTTCTGATAAACCACAGTTCGTGGTTGACCGTCTGAACATCGTCAATAATGCAGACGAGGATGACAGTAATCCTATGGGGGTTGCGTTGTTTGCCAATGCGGTTGACACCCTGCGAAAGATTGACCTGACCTATGATTCCTATGCAAACGAGTTTGACCTGGGGCGGAAACGTATATTTGTAGCCCCGGAGCTGTTGGACGATAAATACGGGAATCCTACATTTGATACCAGTGATACGGTATTTTACCGGCTGCCGGAGGATTATCTTAAGGACACCAACGAGGCCATTAAAGAAGTCAACATGGAACTGCGTGTGGATGCCCATAGTAAGGCCATAGACGACGACCTTAATTACCTGTCCGTTAAATGCGGTTTCGGTACTCAACGATACCGTTTTGTAAATGGGAGTGCCCAGACCGCGACGCAGATCATATCCGAGAACAGTGACATGTACCGGTCCGTCCAGAAGCATGAGCTTATACTGGATGAGGTATTGAAAGAGCTTATCCGCATTATTATCCGCCTGGGGATTGCATCAAGGGTGGCAGGGCTTAATGAAGATACGGATATCACGATTGACTTTGATGATTCCATCATTGAGGATAAACAGACAGAGCGCAATGAGGACAGGAAGGATGTGTCCATGGGGGTAATGTCCCTCTCAGAATACCGCGCGAAGTGGTACGGAGAGACGGAGGAGAAGGCTGCCGCCAGGATACCGGAGCAGACAGGGGTGATACCATAAAATGAACCGGTCTTATGAGAGCCACATGACGGTAGGCGTGGAACGGAAGTTTCGTAACCTGGAGAACCGTATCATGGAGGACGTGGTGCGGCGGATTAAGAAAACAGGACAGATAACCTCTTCCGCGGATTACCAGTTGAACCGGTATTATATCCTTGGAAACAGCACCAAAGACATAGAGGACATTGTTAAGAGCGCTGTGGGTGATGACTACCCAGAGACATTTAAACTCTACGACGAAGTGGTTGAGAAGCAATACACCCGGTCAAGAGAGCTTTATGAGCAGGTCAATGAGGAATTTATCCCATATGAACAGAATGAGCAGCTACAGCAGCTTGTGAATGGCCTCATACAGCAGTCCAATGATGAACTGTATAACATCACCCGGTCCATGGGATTCATGGTGGATATGGGCGGAGGCAGGAAGGTATTTTCTCCATTATCGGATTACTATAATCAGTATCTGGATAATGCCATTGTGGAAATTACTTCCGGCGCCTTTGATTACAATACGGTTATCCGCCGTGTGGTAGGCCAGATGACTAACTCAGGACTGCGCACTGTGGATTATGCCAGCGGATATTCCAGCCGGTGTGACGTGGCAGCACGCAGGGCCATCATGACAGGATTATCACAGCTGACCGGCCATATATCACAAACGAATGCGCAGAAGCTCCACACGGAGTATTTTGAGATTGACTGGCACGCTGGTGCAAGGCCGTCCCATCGGACATGGCAGGGAAAGGTTTGGAGCTATCGGGAACTAGTAACAGTGTGTGGTCTTGGGACTGTAACCGGCCTGCAGGGTGCAAACTGTTACCATGAGTATTATCCGTTCATTCCAGGTATATCTGAACGTCAGTTTAGCGATAAGTGGCTTGCAGAACAGAACCGCAAGGAGGATAGACAAAAAGTGTTCAAAGGGAAAGAATATACTCTTTATGAAGCCACGCAGCGTCAGCGGTATCTGGAAACCAACATGAGGGCACAGCGCCAGAAAGTAAAGCTATTACAGCAGGCCGGCGCATCTCAGGATGATATCATGCTGGCGCGTTGCAAGTACCAGGCCCAACTGGATGAATACAAGGCGTTTTGTGAGCGGATGGGATTACAGGAACAACGGGAAAGAATCTATTATGATTTGCAAGGAAGGGTTGCGCCAGGAAGGAGGACTGCCAGGTGATTGAAGTAAAGGTAAGGCGAGATGGCCTGTCATTATCAGGACATGCCGGATATGGCCGGAGAGGCCAGTCAATCGTGTGTGCCGCCGTATCGTCCATCACGTTGACTATGATTGAGGGCCTGCGGGAGATAGCGGGCATCCGGCTGACTGAGACCGTGGAAAGCGGCAATGTATCAGTTAAATGGCAAAAGCTGAATGATACAGGCAAGGCATTGATTGATACATGGTTCTTGGGATTGTGCCATATCAATGCGCAATATAATTGTATACGATTTATATAGCATCTCATAAGGGGTGCTTTTATTATGTCCAAAACGTGATGACAAAAAAGCATCGGAACAGTTCACGCACTAAAAACGGAGGTTAAACATGAGAAAGAGATTATTTGATTTACAGCTTTTCGAGGACGGCGGCGGAAGCGGCTCTGAGGGAAACCAGGGGAATAATGCCGGTGATGAGGGAAACAAAGGAACCTATAGTTTTGAGCAGGCGGAGGAGATAGCCAATGCAAGGGCGCATCGTGCGGAGCAGGCAGCCCTTAAATCTTATTTCCAGCAGCAGGGTATGACCGAGGATGAGGTCAAGGCGGCCCTTGCTGATTATAAGACAAACAAGGAGAAGCAGAAACCAAATCTGTCCGCTATTGAGCAGGAAAGGGATAATGCATTAAAGGAACTGGAACAGGTGAAGAATTCCAACCTGCTGCGGGATAAGGGAGTAAAGCCGGATGACCTGGACTATGTGCTGTTCAAGGTTGGTAAGCTGGCGGATGATAAAACAGACTTCACAAAGGCGGCTGAGAAATTTCTGAAAGATAACCCACGTTTCACAAGTCAGGGCAGTTACCGCGTAACGACTTCCGCACAGGCGGGTGGAGCGGGGAGCGCCCAGAACACGAACGATTCTATCAACAACGCCATTCGCATGGCAGCAAGAAGATAAGGAGGAATTATGAGACATAGAAAATTTGATATACAGCTTTTTGAAGGCGACGCGCAGATTATTGACAGGACTGGCGCGGCATCACTCATACCTGAGGAGAATGCGCGGGAGATTATCCAGGGTGTGGTGACACAGTCCGCAGTCCTGCAGAGAGGAAGGAAACTGCCGAACATGTCCAGCAAGACGTATAAGATGCCGGTGCTTGACATGCTCCCGATTGCCTACTTTGTCAACGGGGATACCGGGGCGAAAAAGACCACGAAGCAGGCCTGGGATAAGAAGTTTATCACAGCGGAGGAGATTGCGGTTATTGTACCAATCCCTGAGGCCGTCCTGGATGATTCTGACTATGACATCTGGGGAGAGGTCAAGCCGAGGGTAATTGAGGCCTTCGGCAAGGTGATTGACGGTGCGGTTCTGTTTGACTTGGATAAGCCATCCACATGGAGGGACGGTGTTGTGACGACTGCCACTAAGGCCGGTTCCGTCGTGACGCTTGCAACCGGGGATGACCTGTATGATAAAATTATGGCGGAGGAAGGCATTATTGCCAAGATTGAGGAATCCGGGTATTTCGTCAACGGACACATGGCTGATATCTCCATGCGCGCTAAACTGAGAGGCCTGAAGGATACGACGGGGAACCCGATATTTAAGAGCGACATGCAGAACGGAACCACTTATTCACTGGATGGCAGCCCGATGAACTTCCCCAACAACGGCGCCTTTGACAAATCAAAGGCGTTGATGATATCTGGTGATTTCAGCCAGTTGGTATATGCAATCCGTCAGGACATCACCTTTAAGCTGTTCACGGAGGGCGTTGTTCAGAATACAGACGGCTCCATTGCGTACAACCTGATGCAGAATGACATGGTGGCGTTAAGGGCAGTCATGAGACTTGGATGGGAAATCCCTAATCCGATTAACTCCATGAAAACGGATAAGACCAAAAGATGCCCATTTGCTATCTTGAAGGCTGGAACACCAACAGAATAAGGAGGGTGGTCACGGATGTATGTGGATTACAAATATTATCAGATTGAGCATGGTGGGAAAATGCCGGAAGATGCCTTCCCGGCATCTGAGCGCAGGGCAGAAGCGTACATCCGATACCTTACCCATCTGAATGGTGACATATTTGCCATACCAAATGACATGGTAAAGGATGCAGTATGCGCAGCAGCAGACGTGTATTATATGACAGAACAGGAGCAGGAACAGAGAAAGGCGGAAGGAAAGGCAGGACCAGTCCGGTCTGAAAACAATGACGGCTATTCCGTATCATATGTGGTGGAGCAAGAGGATGGGCAGACCGCGGAAAATGCTGTCATGCGGAAAGCTTACGATGCTGTGTATATGTATCTGCTTCCTACTGGCTGGCTTAAGAGGAAAGTGGGGTGCGGACATGCTCACGAATGCAGACATAACAGTCTATAATTCTTTCCTTGACCCTGGAAGCCGGATGCGGGTCTGGCACCGTACCATGATAAAAGGGGTATGGTTCTATGCGGATAACAGGGTCAGCTTGACAGATGGCGGACTTGTTTCTGCTGATGCCTATAAGGTGAGGATACCGGTTCGTGCTGATTTTGGCGGCAGTCAATATGTTCCACCGGATGAATATGCAGGGGCCGATGGAACATGGACACTGAAAAACGATGATTACATTGTCAGGGGAATTGGGCCAGATATTGAAAAGCCGGCAGACCTGCAGAAAGAGAGCCGGATTGCTTTTAAGGTTACATCATGGTC